ATGGCTAAAAGTGAAAAACAGTGGCTTTCTAATGTGATATTACTGGGATGTATCTCTTGTCGGAATATGGGGTTGGGAGTAATACTTGCGGAAATTCATCATGTGAGAGCGGTACAAGATATGGCCCAAAGGGCTGCTCATTTCTCCATTCTGCTGCATCCTCGCTATCATCGAGCGTTTGCATCCCACGGGCTTTCATGCGCACCGAAGACATGGCAAGCAATCCACAGTATGGCAACGGAACTATTGCCCCAAGTTAAAAGGGAAGTTGAAGAGGTACGGTTATGTCGGGTGTGATATTTTCAACGGATGGGCTGCAATTGACTCAGGCACAAGAAATTTGGTTGCAGGACTGGTTATCCAAGTTCGGTGCATGGGTGTATTCTGGCAGGCTTGATAAACGTCAGAGCAGTATGATTGCTGAGCTTATGGCGACGGTAGAGCTAAGAGGTTATCCAGAACGTCCGATATGCAATGATGATGACGGAATGCTAATCGCTAGGGTAGTAGACCATATTTACCACATTGATCGGGTTGCATTTGGGATGTTGCTTAGTCGATATGTTTATTGTGTATCTGATAGAGCAATTGCCAAACATTATCATGCAACGGTTCAGCCAAGAATTATGATCCGCAGAAATGGTATGTTGCGTAAGCGAAAGCCATCAATGTCAACTTGTCGGCGTGAGGTTGAGGAAATATTAAGAGCAACGGAATATTTGATTTATCAACCATTGCAAGATGTCTTTATAAGACGGGAACAGGAAAGAAAATCAAGACTTTTGTCACAAACGTGTTGATATCTTTGAACTTATGAGCCACTATTTCAGTATATGTTGTGATAGTAGTATTCGTGACTGATACCCTCGCCCAGTGCGGGGTTTTTTATTGCCTGAAATTCAGATAAGACTTGCTGTTGTCATTGGTCAGAGTTACATGTGTGTCTATGCACAATAACTGACCAAAGGTTTAAATTATCGTGCTAAAACATGAAGATATGACAACAACAGCCTCATGTGTTTTAGAAACAGTACCAATGTATGACTGGGTTTCTATTCCCGATGTTTCAACTCTGACGGGGCTATCAACACCGCGTTGCCAATTACTTTTAACTCAATTTTGTCTGGCTGGCTTGATGGAAAGCCGGGACAACGACACCTTTTTCAAGCGTTGCCTTTGATGGGGTGACTTCTTAAGCGGTGAAATGTACGGCTGGTGGAGTTGACGACACCAGCCATTCGCCTGTTCTGTGCTAACCAGAGAGTAAGCTAGTATCGATTATGGAAAATATTGTGAATTTAAGTGGTATCACATTAATTAATGACGACTCTCTACGATTTATCAAAATGTTACCAGACAACTGCATAGACTTAATCGCCACCGATCCCCCCTATTTTCGGGTAAAAGAGTGTGGTTGGGACAGACAATGGGAGGATGTAACGGCTTATCTTGCGTGGCTGGATGAAGTACTGACTGAATTCTGGCGTGTGCTGAAACCCAACGGCAGTTTGTATATATTTTGTGGTTCGCGTTTGGCGTCTGATACGGAACTCCTTGTTCGTGAACGGTTCAATGTGCTTAACCACATTATCTGGGCAAAACCTTCTGGTCCGTGGCGCAGGCAGAATAAAGAAAGTTTAAGGGCTTATTTCCCTTCTACTGAACGGATCATATTTGCTGAACATTATCAGGGGCCTTATCAACCTAAAGGTGATGGATATTTCCACAAATGCCGCGAACTTAAGCAATATGTCTTTAAACCGCTTGTGGACTACTTTCGCAATGCACGAAAGGTGTTGGGTGTCACAGCAAAAGAAATTAATGCTGCCACAGGAAAACAGATGGCCAGTCACTGGTTCAGTGATAGCCAGTGGCAATTACCCAATGAAGTGGATTACCAAAAACTGCGGGTATTGTTCGCTCGAATAGCCAGAGAAAAACACCAGAACGGAGAATTAAACAGGCCGTATCATGAGTTAATAGAATCTCATCTTACTCTGTCACGCCAATATGAGGAATTGAGTCTGGAATATGGGCTGCTGCGCCGTCCGTTCTCGGTGACGGTAGATGTGCCTTATACTGATGTCTGGTCTTTTCCACCTGTTCAGTATTACCCAGGTAAACATCCTTGCGAAAAGCCGGCAGACTTGGTGGTGCATATTATCCGATCCAGTAGTCGGGAAGGGGATTTGGTGGCGGACTTCTTTATGGGATCGGGCTCAACACTAAAAGCGGCACTGAAGCTGAATCGTAGGGTCTTGGGTGTAGAACTGGAAGAAGAGTACTTTAACCAAACTAAGCGGGAAATTGAGGCGATGATATGAATAACTACCTCGCTGCGGTGAGGGGTTATTTGAGTTTCTCTCATTAGTTATTATGGCCAAATAGTGAATTGCTGGATAGTATTTGACGGATTTCATTGTCAGAAAGAGGTTGTGATCTCGGTGAACAGAGATTAACTTTTTGACTTGAAGTAATGCTCTTAGCGAGATCTATATAAGCTCTAAATTCAACTTGGCTGTGTCCACCTTCATTCATTTCCATCGGCTGAATAATCACATGATGGTTTGACAAAAAAAAGTTATACCAAGTATTTTTTCTCACTTTCTTTATTAATTTTTTAAGCAAAAACATTGCAGGTATCATTTGCCCTAGTAATAAACGAGATGTGGTAAAGGGAGTGTCGGGGGTACCAGAGACTTCTTTACCAGTGCTGACGTTGCGAACAACAATTTTATTAATATATAGTCGTATGTAAATTAAGCTCATAAAAATGTGTATGTCAGGTAATTCAAATTTGTTGCAAGTATACGTTCTTCTCTTAATGCAGTGAAGTCTGATGCTTATTGAGTCTTTTAAATCAATACAGGGCAAATCAGCCCAAGTAATTAAATTGACTAAATGATCACTCCATCAGTGGGATGGAATTATGCGTATGGACAAATACACCAGCCCCACTGCATACACTTGGGGCACATTTACAGCAATGCTTGGTGCTCTGTCGCTGAACGACTGGGCCATCATTATTGGCATTATCTGCACTGTTGGCACCTTTGGGGTCAACTGGTACTACAAGCATCGGGAGCTTAGCCGCAATGACAAAGACCAGTAAGTTAAGTGCTGCGGTTATCGGTCTGGTTCTCTCTGGTGCAGGTGCCACGGCGATATTGTCTCAGTTCTTGGACGAGAAAGAGGGTAACCGGTTATCAACGTATCAAGATGCGGGGGGAGTCTGGACAATCTGCCGAGGTGTGACTCGGATTGATGGAGCTCCCGCTCGTCAGGGGATGAGGTTAATACCGAATCAGTGCCGTGACCTCAATGCACAAGAAGCAAAGCAGGCTATTGCATGGGTAAAACGCAATGTGCGGGTGCCATTAACTGAACCTCAGATAGCAGGTATTGCCAGCTTTTGCCCATATAATATTGGCCCATCGAAATGCTTCTCTTCCACATTCTATAGAAAGCTGAATGCCGGAGATAAGAAAGGCGCTTGTGCTGAGATAAAACGTTGGGTATTTGACAATGGTCGAGACTGTCGACAGACCAAAGGGCAGGCAAACGGCTGTTATGGTCAAGTTGAGCGACGTGCCCAGGAATCGGAATTAACTTGCTGGGGGCTGGATGAATAGACATTCGTTGGCCAGAATATTGTTTCTGTTTGGTTTCGTTCTTGTTTTGATAGATAAAGATGGATAGGGCTGGTTTCTGGGGAGTTGTTGCTATGAAATTTAGCTTTCATTAGTACACTATACTAGCGTTGCTCCTTATTTCATTGACAGCGTATTACTATCACTTTGAGTTACAGAAAGAGCAGCATATTACAAAACAGCGGCAATCAGAAATACAACAGCTTACGGATGCGCTTGATTATCAAAACTCACATATCACTATGCTGCGTGAACTTGATGTGAAACACACTCAGGAACTTGCTAATGCCAAATCTGAAATTGATGTTCTTCGCAATGATGTTGCTGCCGGTCGTCGCAAGTTGCGCATCGCGGCAACCTGTAGTCAAAGTGAAACCGGTTCCTCCGGCAGAGTGGGCCATGCAACCACCGTCGAACTCACTGAAGAAGCTGGATCAACTGTTCTCGATATCAGAGAAGGCATTATCAACGACCAGGCAAAATTAAGATATTTGCAAGAGTATAAATAGCTTTTCATAATTCTGCTACACATGACTCTCTTCAACCCATTGTTATATATGGGATTATGAGTGATATAAGATGTCGCACTATTTTAGAATCTTATTTATTAGTCAATGTCTTAATTAATTTAAATTTTAATAGTTTTAATAGGAAAATATAGGACATATTCCTCTTTGCTTGTAGATTTTGATTTGTAGAAAGGCAAAATACGCAAAGGATAAAATATGGAAAGACGAGGTAATTATTTTATAAATCCGGTACGACAGATTGGGCGTGGAGCTTTCGGCTATGTGGAAGAGGTTGAACTCTACAGCCTTGATAATAATAAGTGTGGTAACTACGCTAGGAAAACGTTATCAGTCAATGAAGACCTGCTTAAAGGTTTCACGCTCGACGAGTGGAAGCGCAGATTTCGGAGAGAAGCCATGTATCAGGCTTCTTGCTGCCATTCAAATGTGGCTCCAATTTACATTCACCAATTATCCACTGATAAACCTTGGTTTATTACTGGGCTTGCAGAGAATGACTTAAATAGTGAACTTAGTATGGGGCTACTCCGAGTATCAGAAAAATTAAGCATTATAAAAATGATACTCGAAGGGATTAAGTATATGCATGTGAGAAAAAGATACTTGCACCGTGATTTAAAGCCAGCGAACATCCTTAAATTCTCTGATGGTTTCTACAAGGTTTCTGATTTTGGTCTTGTAAAGAATTCAAATAAAGAAGCTGAATCTGAGGTATTGAGTCATATTGGGGCTGCAATGGGAACTCGTAAGTATATGGCCCCTGAGGTCCATAATGGATTTTATGATGAAAAAACAGACATCTATGCTCTCGGTGTAGTAATCGGTGAGTTTGGAATCAGTCAATTAAAAGGGATAGATGATTTTATTCATAAAAGCACAGCACATAAACCTGCAATGAGGTATAACTCAATTGAGGACATGTTAAGTGATTTCGAGAAAATCATTAAGGAGAATAATCAATGATTACCTTATTGAATTGCGGCCTATTCTCGTTGGGAAAAAACGCTATACGAGGTAATCAAGACTCTATTATGCCACCCAAGATTGTAGGTAATGGATATATTATGGCTGTGGCTGATGGTGTTGGGGCATATGAAGGTGCGCAGGAGGCTTCACAAACGTCCATTAATTATCTTTCAAGCTTTGTTATTGAAGATGATTTAAATATGAATTTAATATTTTCTTCGATAAAAAGAAAAGTAGCTAAGTTATCTGAAAATAATTCAAGTTTCCATAGAGCGGCGACAACACTTACATTTTGCTACGTTCGCGAAGATAGTATACATATTGGGCATGTAGGAGATACAAGAATTTACGCAAGAAAAGGGAAAAAGCTTATTCAATTATCAACAGATCATACTCAGCATCAAGAACTGATTAATGAGGGGTTATTCACAAAGAAAGAATTGAAAGGCGTGAAGGGAAAAAATACTCTGACGTCGGCGCTTTCAAAGGTAATTGATCTTACCTATCAGGATCTTCATTACCCTCTCTCCGAATTTATTGATTATGAAGGTATATTAGACATATATATTATGTCGGATGGTGCACATCACTTCTGGGAAAAACGACCAAGGTTTTCAGATAATACCCTGTGTAATCCAGTGAGATTTGCATCAAGCTTACAAAGACGAATTGAAAAAGCTACACCAATTGACGATTATTCACTAGTGGCTGCCAGTTTTAAAATTTCGTAAATGATACAGTTTGCTTCGTTTTAGGTTAACTGTTCTATTTCTACTCCCCATTTTTTTGGGGGGGTAAGTCAGTGCAGCTAACTCATACCATCAGTTAACGCTGGTGGTTTTTTATATCCGCAACACTCAAACACTGCAAGTAACTAATTCAGAGCATTTTGCTGACAGAGTACTCGATAGTAGTTATTCAATCCGGTGTGATATTTAAAATGCCGGGGATTTATTAAACTGAAAAGAAGAATGTGCTGATTCCAACTGTTTCTTGGTTGGAAATGGTTCAGCGCTGGTTATCGCCGTCTGTTTGTATTAACTGGCATATGTTAGCAACAGTTGGCCAGACAATACTGATAATGCATGCCATTACGTTCCTTGTTTACTCTGAGTGTAAGTTAGTGGCATTTTGTATCTATCGTGTACTAGTGATAATGCTGATGTATAATCCTCCCATGCAAGGAGGAAGTGATGTTAAAAATATTCAATTGCGTAAAACTTATCGGATTGCTGATTGTTTTTATTTTACCTTGTATTGGGTACTCGGAAACCCAATACGCAGATCCTATGACAACATGTCTAAATGATTATGTCCTTCCTAAATTATCAGCAGACATACTGCCTGAAAAGTTAGTGAATGATGCTTTTATTACGTGCAAATCTCAGGTTGATGAGTGGCTTAAGCCTTTTGAGGCTATTGATAAACGTGAAGAAAACTATAAATCTATGCATGATTTTTATGTTCGAATGGTAAATATCAGACGGAAAGCCGAATTAAGCAATAACTGAATGATGATTCTTTGTTATTGAATAAATATTGCATGTTGACCACCTTCCACGGTGGTTTTTATATTTTAAGGGAAAGAAATGGCAAAAAATACTGACTGGGAGGGAATAGAGCGTGATTACCGTTCCGGCCTTCTCTCAATCAGGGAGATTGCCAAACAATATGGCATCAGTGATGCAGCGATTCGAAAAAGAGCGAAAACTGAGGGATGGGTTCGCACTATTGTTGAAAGTACGCAGTGCGGACCTGATGCGAACCAAACGGAAAGTCAGGTAGCAAGTAGCACCAGTAATATCTTGGAGTCTGAAAAGTTCGCAGAGAGTTCGCAAGGAACCGCAGGGATTCTAAAGCCGCAATACGAACAGTTTGCTCAAAACATAGCGGCGGGTATGCCGATGAAAGAGGCGGCAATTTGTGCGGGTTACTCTCCAGCCCGTGCTGATTCTCAATCATCCATATTGATACGCAGACCGGAAATAAAAGCCCGCATTCGAGAACTGAGAAACGAAGCGGCGTTGCTTGTTTCATTCAATGCTGGACACCTGGCTGAATTGTCGTTTCGTGCTGGGAAGGAAGCGTTAGCAGATAAGAAGTTCGGGCAGGTTGCCCCAAATATTAAAAATGCCGCGCAACTTACCGGTATCGATATGAGCAGCAATAAAACTGAGGTCAATGTTGATCTCGCTGGTCTGAGTTATGGCAAGGTCTGTATTGTCACGCCTGCCAATTGCCCGGCTGATGTCTGGTCAACACATATGGAGAAACTGCGCGAGGGAAAACAGGTAGCCCAGTCATCATAGATGGTGTTCTGTACGCTTTTAGTAGTGACTGGGCGACAGAAGTTTTATATGACCGAGCATTAGATTCTGTTCGCTGGCGTTGGACATATGGCGGGCGTGGTGGCGGTAAATCGGTAGAGATTGCTCGTGCGCTGGTATTGTTGGGTGCTATAGAACCAATGACGATTCTTTGTGCCCGTGAATTCCAGAACTCAATCAATGATTCTGTTCTTGCCCTGCTTGAGGCACAAATCATTGATCTTGGACTGTCCCACTTCTATAAGGTCAAAAACAACGAGATTGAAGGTTGGAACGGCACTCGTTTCACGTTTAAAGGTCTTCGCAACAATATTCAAAGCATCAAGTCGATGCATGGCATTAAGATCTGTTGGGTTGAAGAGGCTCAGACCGTTTTGCAAGATAGTTGGGATATTCTTGGGCCAACTGTACGTGCTAATAAATCCGAAGTCTGGGTTTCTTTCAACCCTCGCGAGGAAGAGGACCTGACATACAAACTGATGACCCGGCATCATGAAGATCCCCCTGACGGCGGCGTTATTATTCGAAAAGTTAACTATTGTGATAATGCCTTTTTTCCTGATGTACTCCGGCAGGAAATGGAATATTGCAAACGCATCGACTATGAAGCGTATGAGCATATTTGGCTTGGATTACCAAAAGCACTCAGTGAAGCGGTTATTTTCTCTGGAAAATACCGGGTTGAAGCATTTTCTGATGAGCTATGGCTAGAAGCCGACCGGCTTTTCTATGGAGCTGACTTTGGTTTCGCTAATGACCCGTCCACACTGGTTCGCTGCTTCATTATTGGTACCAAACTATATATCGAATATGAAGCCTATGGTGATCATAAGTAAGATATTTGAAAAGAAACTGAAAGATAATTATGGGAAAAACTTGGACTAAATGGGAAGTTATGGAGATTCAATTGTAAATCCTTTTCAGTATTTGAAAGGCAGACCGAACGAGAATCATGCTTAGTCTGCCACCTGATTTTACTAAGCTCAATTAGTTTGACCTGCCTATTCAGACTCGTTATCGAATAACTTACCTTGCAGGCGATCCAGTTCCTCCTTTCGAATACGCTTCACTACGCTGTAAATCCATTGAATAGAAACACCAAACTTACGAGCAAGATCATGATGATTTTTACCGTTAAATTCGTTGAAAATCTCACGATCACGGAGGCTGACTTTCCAAATCATGCCCGTTGTGACAATAGAACAACTATTTTTCGACAGTATTACTCTGAACACTAAAACAGTGGAGTCTATTCATGGCAATTCCAATCAGTAAAGACGTGAGAATTAATCCGGGGGTGTTGTCGGCAGTGGGTAATGCTGTTGATCTCAATGGATTATTACTGACGGATAGTATATATGCGCCTGTTGGTGCGGTGCTGTCGTTCTCGACTAAAGAGGATGTGGCGGCATACTTTGGCGGTGCATCGGAAGAATATAGCATGGCGGCTATTTATTTTTCAGGGTACAACAATTGTACAAAGACACCTGGCCAATTACTGTTTTCCCGATTTAATCGAGCGGCAGGATCGGCCTGGTTACGTTCAGGTTCTTTTAATGGGGTAGCTATTACCGATCTGCAAAAAATATCTGGTGCGTTGAAATTCAATATCAATGGCACAGCAATAAATGCCGCAATCAATTTTGATGGGGTTAAATCCTTTGCGGATGCAGCAAAGAGCATTGAAACCGCGATTGGCAAGACAGTAACGGTTGTGTTCGATACCACCCGTAAGGCTTTCATTATCAATGTCGCCTCTGCCAGCATTAAACCGGAAGATACAAATATCACCTATGGTACTGGTGATGGGGCCGAGGCTCTTAAGTTCACTGGCGTACTAGGGGCAACGGTTTCTCAGGGGGCTACAGTGTCGGCGGTTCCTGATCTATTCGCTGTGATTAAAACAGTCTCAGCAATGGGCAGGTTTTACGACGGTATTTGAATGTACAGATGAACAGCATCTTGCATTATCCGCTGGGCTAGTAGTCAGGTATATCGCTATTTCTATGTTGCCTGGACAACAAGCGGCACGGCAAAAGTGAAAGGCAGTCAGGAAACTATCGCCCATAAAATTATTGGCATTCACAGCTACGGGAGTGTCGTTCCTGTTTTCTGCTCTGATAATATGAGACCGGCAGCAGTATTGGGTTATGCGGCGGTGCTGGATTTTGAGCGAACTTAGGGGCGTGTTCCGTTTAAATTCAGAGAATTGAACGGCCTCAGTCCTGATGTGATCGATTCTGATGTTTATGATGCGCTGATTGCTAATGGGTATAACTTCTATGGCAATTATGCTGCCAATAATATCACCGAAAATTATTGGGCTGATGGCACAATAACCGGTGATTTTAAGTGGCTAGATTCCTTCTGTGGTCAAATCTGGCTGAATGCGAACTTGCAAGGCGCGGTTATTGCCTTGTTCAAATCCAACAAGACTATCCCTTATAACACGGCTGGCCGTGCGCTGGTGGAAGCCTCAATGAGTGATGTTATCCAGCGGTTTAAGTTGTGGGGCGGTATCCGATCAGGCGTAACATTATCGGCTGCACAAAAACTGGAAATTATTAACGCTGTGGGATCTGATGTTTCAACGTCAATAATTGCTAAGGGTTATTACTTGTATGTTGGGGAAATGTCTGCCTCTATGCGTGCAAATCGCACCAGTCCAAGCTGTACACTGTGGTATTGCGACGGTGGCAGTATTCAGAAATTCGAAATGGCATCTACGGAGGTTCAATAATGTCAGACACAATCACTTCTGCTGATGCGGTAATTACCCTGACTGTGACCAATTTATACCCGTCTGGTGTGCAATTACAGGGATTTGCCGCCGACAACATTTTCGAAACTGAGGCGTTGGATTTGGCTGAAACGGTACGTGGGGCGGACGGTAAACTGTCAGCGGGTTTTATCTACGGCAATATCAATCAGACGATTCATATTATGCCTGATTCAGAAAGTCGCACCATTTTTGATACTTGGGCAACGACATCACGTACTAGCGTCGCGGTGTTCAGATGTAATGCGACGGTTATTCTTCCGGCCATCGGGCGTAAATACACATTGGTGAACGGCGTTCTGAAGCAATGGAAAACCATGCCGGACGCAGGAAAGGTTTTACAAGCGGCGCAGGCCGTCATTGAGTGGGAATCAATAACAGGTGAGGCATATAGCTAATGGCACGTAAAGAAACCTTCATCGCTATGAATGATGATAATCGCGATAAAGGAAAGCTTTTTTACATTCAGGAAATGCCCGCTTCGCAGGCTGAATGGTGGGCTATTCGTGCGTTGATGGCAATGGGGAGAGAGGGGTTGGATATCCCTAATAATTTTTGGGATTTAGGCATGGCTGCATTAGCGGTGGTTGGATTGAAAGCAATTTCTCGCATTGCTCCTGATGAAGCCAGGCCACTACTTGATGAACTGCTGGGTTGTGTGCAGATGGTTCCGAATCCGGCAGATAAAAAAATCAAACGCGAACTGATCGACAGTGACATTGAAGAAATTGTTACCCGGCTGAAATTACGTGCAGAGGTGCTTAAGTTACACGTGGATTTTTTCAAAACCGTCAACCAATCGTAATCCCACCGCGCTATTCCAGCATCTCAAGACCATTCGGTATCGTCGGTTATACAAATGTCCCAGGTACAATAGCGACCGTTATCTCATCGGGAAAAGCAACGCTCCATGAGCTGGATACAGTTTATGGCGTGGAGGACCTTTGGCAGTTAATAGAGATTATTCAGGTCGATAATCACAATGCTTACTTTTTACAGCAGGGTAAAAACTGATGGCAAACATTATAGATGAACTTGTTATAACGCTGGGACTGGACGCGGCTGAATTTAGCGCAGGTGAAACCGCTGTGATTGCCGGGATCGGTGGGTTGGCTCAGGTTATGCAAAAACTGGTTGACTCGTTTAATGATGGTGAAAAGAAAACCTGCAAATTTTAGTAAAAAAGAATATGAAGCCTATCAGGCAAAACTGGATGGTAAAGTCTCTCAGCCAGATACGACCGTAATCAAGGAGGTCAAAGAGGAAGAAAAACGCAGTGAAAACGACCGTATTATTCGGGCCGAGGATGAACGACAGCAGTGGTTGGAATACAGCAATAATTGGTTAAAAACTGCGTTAGATAAGTTGACCGATTCAATTAATAAACTGATTGATTCGCTCGTTCCTCAAGTTGTAGCCGCTGAAATGTCACCGAACACTACCGGCATGAAATTACTGGGTTGGCTATCACCAAAATTAGCACAACTTGAGCAGCAGTTCGGGTTACCGGTGGGGTTGTTACGTAGTGTTGCCATGACGGAGTCGGGAGGCAATCAGTATGCTGTGTCTAAAGCAGGTGCCAAAGGCTTATTCCAGTTTATGTCAGGTACAGCCAAACATTTTGGGTTAATGGATGATGATGTTTTTGATCCGGTAAAATCTTCGGAAGCCGCGGCAAAATATTTATCTCAGCTAATGAGAATGTTTGACGGAGATTTGAGTAAAGCACTGGCGGCTTATAACTGGGGACAGGGAAATATCATGCGGAAAGGATTGGGCGCTGCGCCAAAAGAAACCCGCGATTATATCCCAAAGGTATTGGCGAATATGCCACAACCGGGGGCTTATGTGGCCGCTCAGCGTTATTCGAATACGGTAAATAACAACCGTACCTCCTCTGTTTCTGAGAGTTATCACATCGGAACTATTCAAGTCAGCTCTAACGCTAACAACGTAAAAGGCGTGGTTAACGATGCCCGGCAGAAAATAGGTGGATCAACTCTGGCAACAAGCTATTCAACGGGGGTAACTGGATAATGGCATTTTCTCTCAATCAAACCACGGTACTTAGTGCGTTCCGTAGCGGCAACCTGCTATCTGCTGTTAACAGTATGATATCTCCTGGATATGGTATTTATTATGCATTCGGGCAGAGAGTGGGTGATAAGCCGTTTACGCCCGCATCATTCATTGCAGTAGAAGTCACACGAGAGGCATCAATCATTACTGCGCCGATAGAGAAAGGCGGCTATACATCATACAACAAAGTACAGCGGCCCGGTGAAGTCCATGTGACATTTTCGTTTGAGGGATGGACCGGTTTTTCTGGTTCCGTGTCTAACTTAACAAACCTCACCCTGACGTCCCGTTCTGATGTTCTTGAAGCGTTAGATAAGATGGTATCCAGTGCTGAAATTTACGACATTGAAACACCTGATACTACGTACACAAGCTATGATTTGATTAAGTACGATTTTCGAATAAGGTAGGATAACGGTGTTACCTTACTGATTGTGACCGCAGTTTTCCAGGCGGTACAAGACATTGCCGAAGTGAAAATGAGCAGCAATGTTGCTAACAAGTCGAATACAACAAAGAATGAGACAGCAAAAGGCCCAAGTAAAAATACCGAACAATCAACAGGTTCAACAAAACATGCCACACTATCCGATGTCAAAAAGGCTCTTATTATTAAATCGAATGGGAAAACCGTAGATGTAAAGCCGATGGTACATAATATGACGGGAACCGGGAGAAAAATCGAGAATGGAATAATCTATAATGTTCCAGTATTTCATCTTCAGCGTGGTAACAGTGCTGTCATTATGAATCCGGTTGTTGGTGATATTGGTTTAATTGCTATCTGTGATCGTGATATTAGCAGCATCAGAGCAACAAAAGCACCGGCATTGCCGGGTTCAAAAAGAACGTACAATTATTCAGATGCAATTTATCTGGGTGGAGTTTTAAACGCAGAACCACAACAATATGTTGAATTCGTAGATAATCAGATAAATATTGTTTCACCGAATAAAATTAATGTAGTCGCTCCAACAACGGAAATGACTTCATCAAATTCAATCACAATGAACTCACCATCGATTATATTAAATGGTGCGGTTATACAAGGTGGTGGTGGTAACGGTGGAAATGCAATATTCGGTAGTACCGTAACAGCGAAGGGCGAAATTACAGGAAATGGAATTAAACTTTCATCACATGTGCATGGTGGTGTAGAATCTGGTGGTTCAAAAACCAACAGTCCAGAGTAAAAATATGTATAGAAATCTAACATCAAATATTATTGTCGCAGGAGCTTTGTTTGCCTGCGTGTTTATTACCGGGGCAAAAAACAGAGACACTTCTCGGTAAGAAAAGATATCCGCTATGTGTATGTTCCAGTCTATATTACAGCAGTATGCCGCGAGTGCAGGGCTTAACTATATAGATCCGTCCACCCCCGTAGAAGAGGTCCTGTTACAAACAGGAAGTTACTCGACTGAAAGCCCGGTATATAAAGCTTAAAAGGAAGATGCTGTAAATCAAGGAAAAGAATTGATGCTAAACGAGAAACAAGTAATGAATATTATCTGGTATTACTATGAGAATCGTGATGAAGCAATGTTGTCTCAGGGGGAAGGGGGTTCATCCGTTTTTCAGCAGCTATGTATCGTTAATCCAAAACGTTATCTTCCTAGCTACAACGCGTCAAAAGCAGCGGGAAAAATATAGAATCGAACGGTTCAAAAACCTATAAACCCCCAGTCGTGTTGGTGGATAAAGTCATCTTCGGCTTACAGTACAATATTGTTGCGTATTTTCATCAGGCGTATGACACTCATGACAAAATGATGTCAATGTGATGCTATTTTTCTAAATCTTGCTTTTAACGTTCGTTATCTTCTGGAATAAGGCTTACATAGGTGGCTAATTGTCATTTACTGCGTGGTTGTAAGGTTAAGAATAGTGGTTTAATATGATACATAGTGACACATTATGACTGTTTGTGACTCACTATAACACAAACTATTTGATAAGGTAGAACGTCATGAATCTATCACTAAGGAGTTGTTTAGCAGTAGTTTTATTCGGAGGAGTGCTGTCGGTTCCTTCATTCTCTGCTGGTTATGTGGATTCGAGGGACGGTTGTAGTATGCTTAGCTTTAAAGTAGGTGAAACTATCTGTAGTCTGGATGATTTGAAAACTCAATATCAAGGAAGAAGAGAGATTGTTGATTCATTAGCTAATGAAATTAGCCAATATTATTTAAATCTCCTAAGCCTTGATGAAAGTCAAGTTCGTGGTATTTTGCTTCAAAATGATAACGATATAGAAATTAATAAGGCTTGCGAAACCACAATAAGAGGATTTGAGCAGGGGCTCAAAGCTATGTTGAAGCAAGATCGACCTGATGAAGAAAAACAAGAAATGAGGATGTATCTGAGATCTATAGCAAAGGCCAGATTTGAGATAACTCGTCTTAATGATTTTTCTCGTCAATTATTTACTTTGCCTAAGATTTATAAAAGCGATATAAATAAAGCTGCTCTATCAGAATTGGCTGCCTATACAACCAAAAAGATTGAGTCTGGGAATTTTTCATTTACTGGGTGATAAATGGAACAAGTGGATGTATCAATAAATGAATATACAAGGAAAGATTTTTTTGATGACGTCTTCCTAAAACATCCAGATCTTGAACAGGCTATTTTGCAAGATTTTAAACACTATAAAGAAACCGGAGAAGTCCCTGATTATTTTGGTAGGGATGTTGCTTACACTCAGCCAGAAGCAGCATATAAATCATGTATGATGCATATTCATCTTTGTTTTCCGCCTGATTCATTCCCTACAAATAGGGTTCAGTATTATAGAACGTGTAAATCAAATAGCCTAGAAAATGATGCTTGTCTAGTATATGTTCAAGGTCTCTTGGAAGAAAATAAATATTCCTTATTGGCGATAATGCATCCTGATGCTCATGGAAAAGCTAGAAATCCCAGGATAATGAGTTATCTGGCAAGAATAGCTCAGGATTTCAGAGATAATAACTAAACCCGTCCAGTACGGGTTTTTTCATATCTACACCGCTTAATTGCGGTTTTTTATTTCTATAGGGTTCGAAAATGCAAACTCGTTCACTTCTGCTTGATACCGAGTGATGGGATTTAACGTTAGATGATTCTGGAAATATCGCCATTACTGATAATCCCTATTCTGTAGCGCAGGATGTCGCTTGTGCCTGTAGTACACCTACGAACGGAAATACAATTCACTCAATTGTGGATGATGAAAACTACGTTCAGCCTTACCCCGAATATGAGATTAAGTATGTGATACCAGCGCCCATTCGTGTCTATGTTGACGTCTCACTTGCTAATAGCGATTACCTTCCTGCTGATATTGAAACACAGGTTAAGTCAGTTATAGCGCAAGCATTTAACGGAGAAGACGGTGGAACCAGAGCAAGAATAGCATCTACATTATTTTCTGGTAGATATTATTCAGGCGTTTATAACATAGATACATCGAGTGTTGATATTTACAATATTACGCTTAGCAGTGACGGTACTACTTATTCAACATCAATTAGCTTTGGTATTGATGAAGTTCCAACACTTGACGCTGATAATATATCCGTGAAATTAGTAGGTTCATAAATGGAAAATATGGAAGCAACTATTCTTGCTCAGTATGCCGCTAGTCCAAAACTCAACTCACTTATTCGAATTTTCAATGCCGCTGTTTCCTCTGTTGAATTTATTAATACATTTTACGATCTGATTTGGAACATTGACACAGCAAATACTTACGGACTGGATGTGTGGGGAAAAATAGTGAATGTCAGCAGGTGGCTTATTGTTAATGAAAATGTAAAATATATAGGTTTTGGTGAAGCTTTACTGAATGTTCCGACAACGACAGATCCAAATCCATTTGACCAAGCACCATTTTATTCCGGGGAGTCAAAAACAAAAACTATTGAGCTATCAGATCAGATGTACCGAAAGCTAATTATGATGAAAGCCATGTCAAATATATCTGACTGCACTATACCAAACATCAACAGAATGCTTGTTTATATGTTTAACGATAGCGGACGTGCATATATCACTGATGATGGAAATATGAAGATGAGTTATGTATTTGAATTTCAGCTATCAACAGCAGAATTAGCAATTGTTCAAACATCGGGAGCACTGCCTTACCCGGTTGGTGTCAGTGTCGCAATCGTTCAAAGGATACCAACAAATGAAATCAACTGAAAAACCCACTCTTTATTACGGTTCCGTTCGCAAAAGATGGTAACTATAACGAAATTGCAACAAAATCTACTGAAAGCAGTCTGGCGAAAGGTATCGCTACGTATCAGAGCGGTTTTCCCCCGTTAACGATGACTGCAATATCTGCTGGTGGAGTTCCTCCATCCGGCAAGGATATGAACGGGATATTGAATGATATTACTACCGCAATACGTTATTCAATGTCATTCAATGTCTGGTGGCTTGTATTCGTATAATGCTGACTTTAGTGCTGCCATTGATGGTTATCCTAAAGGGGCCATTGTTGCCAGTTCTGATGGAAGTAAAATTTGGTGGAATGGGGTAGAAGATAACAATACAGATCCGGATAGTACATCAGTTTCCGGTTGGAAAAATCTACTAGCAGATCCTAATGGGTTATTTCTACAGAAAGCTAATAATTTATCTGATATTAATAACAAAGCGACAGCGCGTAATAATTTGGGACTGGGAGAGATTGCAACTCAAGATTTTATTCCTGGCGCCACACTCACAGAAAAAGGCATCACCCAACTTACAGACAAGACAGGTAACAGTAATACCCTTGCAGCAACTCAGAAACTTGTTTCTGATGTGAATGATAATGCCAATAATAAGCTCGCTAAAAATCAAAATGGCGCTGATGTTTTCAATAAAACTGAATTTGTAAAAAATATCGGTTTATCGGAAATGGTGGAGTTGGCTAAAGGGGCGGTGCCGAATAGCCGGAAAATTAACGGGAAGCCGTTGACCGGGGATATTAGTCTGAATGCTGGGGATGTGGGAAGTTATGCTAAATCTGAGAGCGATAATACTTTCTTACGCATTTCTAGCAATAAAACCGCAACCGTTGGCAATTTACTGATTGACAGTAAAACTCCTTTTCCTAAATTGCGTTTCAAATCGAAAGATGGATATATATTGGGAATTAACGGTTCTGAAGGGAAATTGTTGCATATCTATTCTGACGATCCCAAGAATCAGCGGCGTTACAATATATTAACGCCTGAGAGAAGTGGTACTCTTGCATTACAAAATACAGCTATAAAATCCGAAAATGGTTGGTGGCAATGTGGAGATACGGGGGTAATTATTCAATGGGTTAAAGTCCCATCAGCTCAACAATCATGGATAAAGGTAAATTATCCAATTTCTTTTAAAAATAAGCTTTTTGGCTATGTTGCAAGTATGTCGAGTATCAATACATCAACTGGCCACACATTAGTACGTAATGCAACACTATCGACATTTGAATATCAAGCAGGTACTCCCAACAATGATGAGAATCCAGGCAAAGTTGTACATATATTATTTTGGGGGGTATAAATGGTCTATTTCTCCAGAAAAGAATGTGTTTTTTATAATGAAGCTCATGAAGAGTGTGTTGAAATAACAGTAGAAAAACACAATGAATTGCTTGACGGTCAATCACGCGGGTTTGCTATCGTCAGTGATAAAGAGGGTTATCCAATTCTTACAAAGCAAGCACCGTCTGTTTATCACAAATGGGATAGTGAAAAGTGGATAATATCAGAAAGTGATAAAATAAAGCTTAGACGGGAACAGCAACAACAAGCAGAACATAAGAAACAGCAACTTATGTTCACTGTAAGTAAACAGATCGCTCCGTTACAAGATGCTGTAGATTTGGGGATGTCGAGTGATGAGGAAAAATCGCTGTTAGCAGAGTTAAAAAAATATAGAGTATTATTGAACCGCATTGATGTTAATTCAGCGTCAGATATTAACTGGCCCGAAAAACCCTTAGAATAATGGAATCAGGGCCAATTGAACGTTTAGATAAGTCTAATCAAATATGGCTTTTTTGTACTACTCTGACTGAATCGTCCTCAAAATGTTGGATAACCATCCAACATTTAAAGGTGTAGTCCATTTATGCTTTAGTCTATTAGGTAATCATCAATCCACCAGGATAATACTTAATCCAATCAATAGCAGCACTGGGGTTAAATGGCTCAATGCTCAGTCCTTCCAAGCATTGCCAGAGTTCCTGGGTGTTCTGGGCTGTAATAACAATACAGTCCGGCATCACCTGGATTTTTAGTGGCATTCCGAAGGTAAATCCCGCCTCCTGTAACCATTTTCCTTTTAAAGAAATGCCGTTTTTAGCTACCTTGTCAAAACGTTCAGCTTGGGAAATTCGGCGAATTGTTTTATTATCGCGTTTAGCCATAATTAACTACTTTATATACCCGTGATCATTGAAACTGCTTGATTTTCGCCCAAATGAGGTTCATGGTATCCGTC